TAAAGTAAGCTACTTCAGTTTGGGCGGTAGTACTTTTATTAATCTACTTGATAAGATTATACCTTATGTTGATGGGGCAGGATACGAAATTGAACTAAACGATTTGCGTGAAGTTAACCATTCGTTTGATTTTTCTCAAGTGTCCGAGGATACGTTTTCTCATAAGGTTTGGCCAAAAGGTCATACTATGGCAGGTCAACCTATTCTATTACGTGACTATCAAATAGAAATCGTCAATAACTTTTTATCTAATCCACAATGTATGCAAGAAGTTGCTACGGGAGCAGGTAAAACAATTATGACTGCTGCACTCAGTCACACTATAGAAAACTATGGAAGAAGCATAGTTATTGTACCGAACAAAAGTCTAGTAGTACAGACTGAAGCAGATTATATTAACTTAGGTCTTGATGTAGGAGTTTATTTTGGTGATAGAAAAGAGTTAGGCCATACACATACAATTTGTACTTGGCAAAGTTTAAATTACTTAGTAAAAAACAAAGATGATATAGATAACGCAGAAAAACTTCAAACCTTTATGGAAGATTTAATCTGTATTATCATTGATGAGGTGCATCAAGCAAAAGCAGATGTACTCAAAACTATGTTGACAGGATTATTTGCTAATGTACCAATCAGATGGGGTCTTACAGGAACAATACCAAAAGAACAGTTTGCAAGTCAATCATTGTTTGTAAGCATAGGCCCAGTAATCAACAAACTTGCAGCCAGTGAATTACAGGATAGAGGTGTACTTGCGAACTGTCACGTTAACATTGTGCAGTTACAAGACCATGTAGAATTCACAAACTATCAAAGTGAACTAAAGCATTTACTTGAGGATAAAACTAGATTAGATACAATCGCACAGTTAATACTCAATGTAAAAGAAACAGGAAACACACTTGTGTTAGTAGACAGAGTTAATGCAGGTAAAGAACTAATAGATAGATTACCTGATGCAGTATTTGTAAGCGGAGAAACAAAACTTACAGAACGAAAAGAAGAATATGATGAGTTTGCTACTAGTGACGATAAAGTAGCTGTTGCAACTTATGGTGTTGCTGCTGTGGGCATCAACATCCCTAGAATCTTTAACCTAGTTTTGGTAGAGCCTGGTAAAAGTTTTGTTAGAGTCATCCAAAGTATCGGGCGAGGTATTAGAAAAGCAGAGGACAAAGATTTTGTACAAATTTGGGATATAACAAGTTCGTGCAAATTCAGTAAACGACATTTAACCAAACGTAAAGAATTTTATCGTGAGGCTAACTATCCATTTAGTATTGAAAAATTACAGTATAAATGATACAATGACAACATGAAAATATTAACCTTAGACAACACAGTATATAACTTAGAAACATTACCAGAAGAAATTGATGATTTGAGATTTGCTATTTTGGATAATAGTAATCCTGCAAATGTAGACTATCACTATATACCATTAATATTCTTAGAAAGCTTCAACAGTCCTGCATTGGTATTGCGTATTGACGATAAAATTATTAAGATGCCAGTTGAATGGCAAATACTTATTGGTGAACCCGAGTTGGGAGATTTAGAAACATTACCATTGACAAGTATCAATGATCGTGGATTTAAAGCATTTGAATTCAATCCATTGACTAGTTTTAAACCTACATTCTGTGATATAGAAGTAATGGATATATACCATGACGTAGTTTGGTATGCTCCTAGATTAAAGAATGGTCAATTTCTATGTGTGCCAATAGAAGATACTGAGAAGCCTAGATGCGTTTACTTTGTTAAAGAGGTTAGTAGGAACTGCGAGATTGTTGATTATAAACAGGCATTTTAATGAGTAAGCAAAAGTTAACAGCCGAAGAAAAATTTACAAATATAGACTTCCCATTGTTTGATGCACTAGCAGCATTAGACAAAAAAGACTATGGATTCTTTGATCGGTTAACGACAGAACAGCAAAAAGGATTCAGTCCATTCATGTTGCTACATTGGCTTAGTACAGTGTCAGGTGTATCGGATCTACAGCGTTACTACTTACAAAATACAGACTATACTGCAAATAAAAATATGTTTCATGAAAACATAACTAAACACAATAAATTACAATGGTTAATGTTGTGTGCTGTCAGTCCTGGTATGGGGAAACAATTTCACAAATGGATCCCTCATATCAAAAGAAATTATACATTGCTTTTAGAGGAAGCTAAAGCAAAAGAAATACAAGATTACTTTGCTAAAGTCTATCCAAACACTCAAAAAGAAGTGCTGTCAGAAATCAGTGAAGAATTTACTAGGATTCAAAAAAGAAAATATAAACTGGCACAACTTTTCCCTAATCTGAAAGTTTCAGATATAGAGATATTGAATGAAGTTGTTACAGATGAACAAATAAGTGAATATGAAAAAGACTGCGGAAATTGAATTTGGATGTGAGTTTTGCAAACGTACCTTCATTAGAGAAAGTACAATGCTTAAACACATTTGCGAATACAAACATCGTTGGGTAGAACGTGACCGTAGAGGTAATCAAATAGGTTTTCAAAGCTTTGTCCAGTTCTACAAAAAACACAGCGCGGCTAAGAAAGATAAAACATACGAAGAATTTATTAAATCTTCTTACTATACTGCTTTTATAAAATTTGGAAACTATTGTTTGGAAATTAATGCACTTAATGTGCCTAGACTAGTTGACTACTATTTAAAAAATAATATTAAAATTGATAGTTGGACAAGTGATAAACACTATACCGAGTATTTGATTGATTACTTAAAAACAGAAAATCCCTTAGATGCAGTTCAGCGTAGTGTAGAGAGTTGTTTGGATTTAGCACAAGAAGAAAATCTACAACCAAATCATTACTTGCGTTATGGAAATAGAAATAAGATATGTAGAATTATCACAAACGGAAAAATAAGTCCATGGGTATTGTATCATAGTGAAGGTGGCAAAAAGTTTTTAGATGAATTACCAGAAGATTTAATCAAAATGATTTATGACTATATAAATCCAGTACAATGGGCTATTAAATTTTCAAAATTAGAAAAGGATGTACAAGAGGTTGGATCCTTGTTACAAGAGTTAAAATGGTAAGAGAAATTGTATTACAGTACAAACAACCCTCTGAGATTATTGCGATAGTCAAGGAGATGCGTGAGGCTGGAATGATCCAACATAAAGATTTTGATTTTCAATACAATCAAGCAAAGTATCAAGATTGGAGCGGAGATTTTGTTGCACCTGAACACACAGTGTTTATCTTTTATCAAGAAGCACATGCTACTTGGTTTGCATTAAAATGGACATGAAGCAAGAAGATATTAACCGTTTGACTGAGAGAGTTACAGAAATGATGCGCACGAAGCGTTTATTTTGGTATGAAGATCCTATGAAGCCACTTATATTACGTGCCAACATAGTATATGATCATGGTGCAATTACTCCAACTGGATTACGGGAAGAAGATTTAGATCCGGTACAAGAGTGGTGTCAAAAATCCAAATGCGGTGTTAGAATATCATTTGATATGTTTAGATTTAAAGATAGAAAAGAGATAACTGCTTTTCTACTAGCATGGGGATAATATGTACGTATACGTTCTAACAGTACTTTTACTTTCTAGTGACCCGCCCAAGTTGTATGTTGAACAGACATATGATACAATGACTGAGTGTCATCGTTGGGCTGACTTTTATAGAGAATATCCTTTTTCCCCTAAATGTACTAAATTTAAGGTGATGAAATGAGTGAATTGATTACTGTTTGGGTCCTAAGCGTTCAACTTTGGACTGATCAACCAAATAAAATTAATTTTGTATATAATAAAGAATATCCAACTTATGAAGAATGCATATTAGCAAGAGAAGAATGGACAAAACAAAAAGACCATACAGTATTATGCCTATTAAAAACAACACCAATTAAAAATGAAATATCTAAGTGACATTCCAATCTTAAAGGATCATTATGGTCAAGAATTTACTTGGAATCAGCATCCAACTGACCCTATGATTTTCGTGATTTATCATTGGGGTAAACCAGTAATGAGTTTCTTCTTAGGAGAAGCGATAGAATCCGCAGGATATAAACATGTAATGCAACATATTGATGACTGTAATAGAACCCCTTGGTTACATCGTTGGCATAAAGAAAGAAAAGATTTTGAATACAAGGATGTTGTTGATATACTTACGAAAGACTATGAGTAATGGCTAACCATATTATGATTGATATTGAAAGCCTTGACACAAGTCCTTATTGTGTTATACTTACTATTGGTGCAGTAAGATTTGATCCACGGGGTGATGGTATTGTAGAAAAATTAGAATTACGACCAACTTTAGAAGATCAAACTGAAATATACAATCGTGTAATTAATGACGATACTATCAGGTGGTGGGGTACACAAAATCCTGCAGCATTAGAAGAAGCAATGGGTGATTATGGAAGAGAATCTCTTAAAGATTGTATGGAAAAACTGTACAAGTTTTGTTGGAATCGGCAAGCAGTTTGGAGTCATGGTGCTCCATTTGATGTTGTAGTAATGGAAACTGCTATGCGACAGACGTTAACAGATAGGCCCAATCCTATTCCATGGCCTTTTTACACAGTCAGAGATACTAGAACATTGTTTGAGGTAGCAGGTGTTAGTTTAAAAGATAAAAAGTATGCAACTAAAACTACACACAAGGCAGT